ATGGCTTAAACGACGATCTAACCCGATGCTCCGTGCTTCACGTTTGATAATTTAAGTCGTAAGGTTAAAACATACAGGAGATGCAGAAATGCCAATAAACAGCGGTAACAGCACTAGCGCAGGAGTATACGTCGGCGAACGTGATAATAGCATCCGCGCAACTGCAATCTCAACATCAGTTGGTGCTATTGTCGGTCCCTCACATCGAGGACCCGTAGGCGTACCCACTCTTGTTGTGGATGAAGATGAATTTATTTCTATGTTCGGCGATTCCGACGAGGCGCTAACGTACATGCACTATTGCGCCCGTGCATTTTTGCAGGAAAGCAGTCGTCTATACGTTCTGCGTACTGCGGAGAATGCCAAGTTCGGCGGCATAAAGGTGTCTACGGTAGATAGCTTCAGTCAAGTGCAGAATCTGGCAGCGGGCTACGCTGATCCACAAGACATTATCTTTGGCCTACAGGATATTATGTTCGTCCTGGCGGCAAATCCGGGTAACTGGAACAACGATCTGCGTGTCCTTCTTTATCCAGACACCGATGATGTTTCAGAAGAAGGGTTTGTGTTAAACGTGTTCGAGGGTGTATCACAGATTCCGGTAGAAGTTTATCGCGGCACCTTGCACGAGAAGGTAGACGGGTACGGCCGTCAGCTTGCTATTGAAACGCAAGTATCTGAAAATACGCGTAGCCGTATTCAGGTCATGGTCAACCACGATCATCCACTCCGTGCGGCAAACGATGCTGCGGCCCTGATAAATGCTGTAACTGTAGGCGAAGTAACGCAAGGCTCTAGCGGCGATGCTGTCGACCAGTCGCACATCATCAACGGCTGGAACGAGTTCGAAGATAAAGAGCAGGTATCGGTAAACATCCTCATCAACGGTGGTTATTCCGACCCTAGCGTTCAATTGCGCATGATTGAAATTGCAGAAGACCGGGATGATTGCTTTGCTATTCTCGATCTTCCCAGCAACAAGCAGCTAACGCAAGATGCCGTTAACTACCGCCGCAATGTGTTGAACGCTAACTCCAGTTATGGTGCCATCTATGGGCCTGATCTTTTGGTTCGTGACACCCGTGAAGCCCGTAATCTGTTTGTGCCTCCAAGCGGCCATATTGCTGGTGTATTCGCACGTACCGATCGAGTGTCTGCTACTTGGTTTGCACCTGCAGGTGTCAACCGCGGCCAGCTAAACGTGAATGGTGTTCGTCACGTATACAAGCAAGGTCATCGGGACGTGTTTGCCGAAAATCAGATCAACCCTATTCGCTTTATGAGTGGACAGGGCATTGTTGTATGGGGTGCTGATACACTGCAATCCATTGCCAGTGCATTGTCTAACGTGAACGTTCGTCGCTTGTTGATACTGCTGAAGAACAGCATTGCCGACGTAGCCTTGAGTGGCGTATACGAGCCAAACGATAGCTTCCTGCGTATCTCACTTCGTGCAATTGCGGAAGACTTGTTGAACCCAATTCTGCGCGGGCGCGGTCTTTACGGGTTTAAAGTAATCTGCGATGAGCGTAACAACACACCAGAAACCATGGCCAACGGCGATGTTATACTGGACGTTTACGTGGACCCAGTTATTCCGGCCAAGCGTATTCACCTTAACGCGATCATTCCGAAGACTGGACAGATCAAGTTTGCGCAAGAACTCATGGGCGCTGCCTAAACCACTACGAGGTAATTTTTATGCCTAAGCCTACTCTATCAAACGTCTTGGAAGTTCAAGACCCGATGTTGTCCGACAACTTTGAAATGACATTTTCAAGTGTGCCGGGAGCAGAAAGTGACGCCAACCGAAAGCTTACTGTCCAGTGTAAAACTGCCATTAAGCCAGGTACTACGCTGACTGAAGTTGAAATCGAACTGTTTGGCCACAAGGTAATGCACGCCGCCAAGCGTGAGTACAGCCACGATATGTCCATTGAGTTCGTAGAGGACCGAAATGGTTCAATCACGGCAGCACTAGAAGGTTGGATGGAATACGCGCGGGAAACAGCGACTCAGCACGGTAAGTTCAAGAAAGACTACGCGGTCAACGCAGTATTCCTGATATTCGATCAGACCGGCGAAACCACAATGGAATACAAGATTGTGAATTGCTGGCCTAGCAGTGTTGAAGACCTGTCATTCGATGGTTCCGGCGGCACTGCATTGCCTGCGAGCGCCACATTTAAGTTCGACTATGTGGAGCGTATACGGTAGGTAGTAACATCGCCTACCAGGGCTAACTCGCTGTAAAGATACGACTCCTAACCCCGTTGGGGGTCGTATTTCTGTTTGGGTCGTAATAAAATCTGTAAATACATGGTGACATACATGCCCGCAAACACTAACCTGTCTATACTACAAGCTCGAATGGACGCGAGCCTCGATCCATTGCTGGACTTTCGATGGGTGTGTACTAAATTGCCCCTCGGACACGATGTAACATACGTCGAAGAAGTAGACCTGCCGTTCCCTGAGCTGAGTCCTAAAGAAGGACTGTTCGGCGCAGGCACCTACACTTACTATCCGGCTTTTGAGGATATGAGCGCGTTTGATATAACCTTCTACGAAGACAGCAAACTAAACACCAGTAAATGGCTGAGTGAGTGGACAGGCAAGATTCGCAGACGCTCCGATGGTGCCTACTTTCTGCCTGATAACTACAAGTTTGATATTACGGTAGACTTGCTAGATACTACAGGCGCCGTGGTGGGAACTGCCGTATTGAAAGGAGTTTGGCCTACGTCGCGAGGCAACTGGGCACTAACGTATAGCGGAGGAGATAGACTGAAGGTACAACAAAACTTCTCCTGTGATGATATGGAATTTGACATCAAATAAACACTAGCTAACTTAAGGAATACATAATGACTGAATTTAACGCAAGCAACCTACCAAGCAAGACCGTACCTTATCAAGTAAAGTCCTTCGAAATGAAACCGTTTCGCGTGGCCCAGATCATGCAACTATCCCGCGCAGTTGCTCTGCAATCCATTCAGCCTGCTGTTGATGCGCTGAACGGGGTTATGGAGTTTGACGCCAACCTATTGACCGACGGGGATTTCTATTACCTGTTGGCGCACCAACGCATCCACGCGTATGCCCATAGCCCACTACAGGCCACCTGGACCTGTAGCGGCCTTGTATTCGCAGAGAAAGAAGGATTAAAGCGCAACTTCACTAAGCAACAACTGGCTGATCTTGTAGAAGAGTACGACACTGTACCGGATACGGAAAAGCACTTGCTAACCGATCCGAGCGAATTAATTGTGACGTCCAAACTATGTGGACACGAAAATCAATTTGATATTACCATGGAAATGCTCAACACTGTATTCCTTGATCCTGAATTGAAGTTGGCTCCAGGCCTTGACTTCCCGAGGGTTAGTACGCTCGGCGAAAGCCAGAATCGTCGTGATAATCCAGAACAGCAGAACATTGTACAGGCTGCGCGATGGGTAGCGGAAGGCAAAACGATCGACGATAAGATAGCCGTACTAGAAGATCAGCCTGATCTAGTTATGTTTGAACAGGCTCTTCAAGCCAATGCAACTATACGTCATGGCCTCAGCCGTATAGTCACCGTACAGTGTGACGCATGTGGTGAACCTGCTAACCATTCGTTTGACGTGCGTCCTGAAACGTTCTTCGACGTATAAGCCTGGAGATTGTGATGCCGGATAAGTTCGGTGTACCTCAAGAAATATATAATGATCATCGTTACGTGGACATTGGCGATCTTCCTACAGGCTTCGGTCCTTATATAGAACATAATCTGTTCAAGCTTTATATGCGCCCTCTGTGCGTGCGTGAGCTATCGTTGTTGCATATGGGCTCGACTATAGGGCCTACAGGCGTGCAGCACATCATACGTGCGGTCGATATGGCTATATCCTGCGATGTTAACCTGTTGACCGAGGGAGATTTTGAATACGTAATGGCATGGCTTCGTATGCACTCTTACCCAAAGGCACCTTCTCTAGTGCGTTGGGAATGCAGGCGTGTGAACATCGTAGAGAAAGTAGGTCGCGCTTTCTACGAAGGGCCGGACGCCGCTACCATAACACATCGTGAAATGGAGCTCCGTGGACTAAAGCTAGAAACCTGTAATGCGGAGAACAACGAAATCGTACATAACGCCAAGACAGAGATACATAACTTGGACGATAGCGATCTTGTTATGGAATACTCTGATCTGGACTTTCCTCGTATTGGAACTTTGGCTGAGCTTCACCTATTGATTGATGAGCATCCCGACCTAGAGCACCACGCTCGTCTGGCTAGATGGATAAAAGCTGGCGATACTCTGAAAGAAAAGATGCAGATATTCGCAGACGCCGAAACATTAGAGCAATACCTTAGAATAAAAGAATGTATGAAGCGATATTACCACGGGATTTCGGAAACGTTAAAGCTTCGGTGTCGCACGTGCGGTAATAAAGTAACACACGAAGCCCAGCCCGATCCGATGACGTTCTTTGCGGACAATTCTGAAAAAGATATTCTGGACATTCAGTATTCATTGTTAGCGGAGTTGAAGCTGCAACCCAATGATGAAATGCCCGCCAAAACCTTACTGTACCACCACTCCTGTCTGGCTAAAGATAAGCAAGCCGAAGAAGAACGCGCAAGACTACGTAAAGCTGTTAGAGGAAGTTAGTCATGGATAGAATAGCAAATGACATGCGTGATATGGCTAGGTCCTACGGCTCTTCTGCCTCTGGCGAGCCTATGATGCAGGATTCTCCTGGCCCTGAAGAAGAAAGTAAAGGGTATGAAGACG